CGACCCGTATTTGGTGAGCTAGGACCGAGAACTCGAAGCAGATTGAAATCTGGGTTCAGCGGACGGCCGTTTTGACGCATCGGATCTACGATGCTGCCAAGAGTCCCGTAACCGCCATAGCCTGGACGGCGAGGCATATTGCCCATACCCTGAGCCATACCATTCTCCTTGTAGTATTCGTGCTACCACAATAATAGTAGGAGCCAAACATGGGAATGATGGTCCCGCCGACCTCGAACATGCAGTCTGGACCTGGACCTATGGGCCCTGACGCTGGTGGCGAGAACGAACTGTCATACGACGAACAAGAACAGATCGAAGAACAAGCGATGTCGATGATCGCCCAAGGTCTTCAGCTGCTCATGCAGGCGAAGAGCGGCGAAAAGTCGATGGGAGGCCGTCCTGGCGGCGGTCGCGGACCCATGCTTGGAGGCTGAACGTGGCCTACTCGTCGAAAATTACGGTCACGACAAGTCCGACTCTTGTCGGTAAAGGCGCAAACGGGACTGCAAACAAGCCTGTATCGTCTGCGATCTACGTTCCGACCGGCGCAACCATCTATTTTGGTGGTAAAAACGTGTCTACGACGAACGGATATCCGGTTGTCGGCCCGAATACGCTGTCGATTGACCTGATCGCAGAGACGATCTGGGCTGTTGTTGCTGCTGGAACCGTCGATGTCCAGGTTCTGCACCTCGGAACTGACAGTTCTGCGACAATCTGATGGGTCTCGCCGAAAATGTGCGGAAAGATGTTGAAGTAGCAGCGTCTGCTGCCGCAGAACAACGTGCGTTAGCCGCCTATAACCGTAAAAACGCGAATGATCGTGTGAACCGGGCGAAAGCCCGTGCAAGCATCGTCCCTCGAGATCTCATTCCGCTCATCGCAGGTGGCGTTGCTGCCGACATGCTTGTCGGGATCATCAACGGCGAATATTCGGCTCGTAACGCTAAAGAAGCAATTGATGTTGCGAAAGCAGCTCTCGAAATGGTCCGCACCGAAATGGGTGAAGGGCCAATCGGGCCTGCTGCACTGTCTGACGATGCACGCGAACAGTTGAAAGCAAAGGCTCGCGAGACGCTCGATAAACTGCGTCAAGAAAGCATCGAACTCGTAGACGAATACATGCCCGAAAATGTCGGCCTACGGGCCGTCCCATCGAAGGAACAGTAAGAATGGCTCTTTCTTTTGCGATCACCGACGTAGCGCCGACGAAACAGAACGAGGCTGTAGGCCAGCATCGGGAACGGACTGTCAAGATCGTCACTTCTGGTACTGCCGCCGGTACCGAAACGATCACGCCGGCGCAGGTCGGTTTTCAGAAGATCACGTTTTTCAGCGCAACGCCCGCCGAAACTGGTTCGGGTAGCAGCAACACTGTCTATGTGACTTCGTACAATCCGACGACCAACGAAATCGGGTTTTACAAGTCGGCGTCGACCAGCCCGCTTGCCAAAGTGTCGTCTGGGACGCTTACAGTCACGTTTTACGCACGCATCTGCGGCATCTGACCGTCACGCCACCCCGTCATGGCGAACAAGACAGTCACAATTCGTGCCACAATCCTTGAAGGATCGACACATACGTCGATCCTAGACATGACGAACGCGGCAGCCAGATCAATCATTATTGACAATGTTGACGGCGACCTGCCCGTGACAGTCGAGATTTATGGTAATGGCCGCACGCACCATCCCGACACGCACCAGGCGGTCGGGATGGTGCCCGCGTTGCGGCCCGAAATAGATGTGAAGCCAGACATGATTGTGCCGCTCCCAGAATGGGTAGCGCACATCCCGTATCTGCAACTTCACCTGAACGAGCCGGCCAAAACCACTATCGTCTGCCATCTGCTCTGCGAAATCCGACGGTAGAACGATTGCCATGCGGACACCCGTACAGGCAACGATCGGCAAGCCAGCCTGGATACGGACGGGCATCCAGGCTGGCTGCCACCATAAAATTGTTGCAACAACTATTGTTGCTTTCGTAGGTGCAGTCGCATGCGGCATCTGGTGGGCACGCACCGTCGACCGGGCATTACGAACAATCGGAACCCGATGATCGAACCCGAAGATCTCGACCGGCTCACAGACGAAGAACTCCGCAACCTTATTGCGGGCGCAGAAGTCGCGCTCTACGAGAACACGCAATGGATGCTCCAAGACCGACAGTTAGTCGCAGAACAGTTCTGTACGAACGCGACGCCAGGCATCCGCTTTGAACTCCTATACGGCGGCGCGGCCGGTGGCGGCAAAACAGACTGGATGCTTTGGCATCTCTACCATCTCGCCCTCAAATATCCTGGGTTCCAAGGTCTGTTTTTGCGGCGCACATTTCCAGAACTCAACCGGTCTGCTATCCGGCGGTCATGGCAAAAATTTGATCGCAAAGAAGCACGGTGGGTTGCGGCCGAAAAGTCGTGGAAATTCAAGAACGGCAGCATCATCGAGTTTGGCTATTGCGAATCCGATTCGGACGTATACCAGTATCAGTCGGCAGAATACGGATGTATCTGTTTTGACGAACTAACCCAATGGCCGAGTGACTTCTGTTACACCTATCTGCTGTCTCGTCTACGGCAACCGTTGCGGCTCATGGATCTTGGTCTCGTACCGCACATGGTCGCATCTACGAACCCTGGGAACGTCGGCGCAACATGGGTACGACGCCGCTTCATTGATATTGGCGAACCAGAAACGTCACATCAAGGCACGGACAGCGAAGGTTTCGACTACGAAACCGTGTTTGTTCCAGCAAAAGTGACAGATAACAAGTTTCTGAACGCGAACGCCTACCGGGCACAGCTCGCCGGCCTTACAACAGCGACCCGACGGGCGCTCATGGACGGCGATTGGGATACCGTTGAAGGCCAATATTTTTCGGAATGGGATCGCGACAAACATGTTGTCGCACCATTTGAGATCCCAGACGGATGGCGTCGAGTTCGAGCCATCGACTACGGGTACACAAACCCTATGTGTTGCCTATGGGGCGCATTCGATCTTGACGGCAACTGCTACATCTACCGCGAGTTCTATGTGACTGAACTGACGCCGCCAGTCCAGGCCCGCAAAATTCTTGACATGTCGATCATGTCGAACGGTCGTGGCCCAGAACCCATTGAATATACGGTTGCAGACCCGTCTATCTGGACGAAAACGGGCGCTGGCCAGCCGATCGCATCCCAGTATGCGAACGAAGGACTTCATTGCCGAAAAGCAATGAACGCACGTATCGACGGCTGGCAACGAGTCCGATGGTTTTTGCAGCCGGATTCCGAACGGTCGCGTCCAGATCGTGAAGAATATGTGCCGCCAAAACTATTTGTGTTTTCGCATTGCCATAATTTGATTCGCAGTTTGCCGATGCTTACACATTCGACAACCCAACCAGAAGATCTTGATACGCATGCTGAAGACCATGCTGCGGACGCATTGCGCTATTTGCTCATGTCGAGGCCGCGGCCGTCGACGGTTCCAACTTCCGAACCGACGACCGTTGAAGAACGTATTGCCGCAAAACATCGCCGTAGACACCACCATGGTAGGCAAACAAACCCATGGATAGGTAATCTCTAACAATCTCACCGATGCCCGACAGAAAGCAAACAAATGAATTTGACAGTCGCAAACCAGTATCCGGTAGGCGCAATTCATTCGGCATGTTTTTTCACGCGTTCTAGTCCTGGAGAAATTCAGACGATTGATCCCGATACGGGGAACATTGATATGCGGCCTGAACGAGTGCTGATTACTGGCGTGACAGTCGACTTTGAAGGCCAGGTTTGTGTTGGAGAAAAGACAATTCGTCATTTTGCCGCACAGTTCGGAATGGTCGATGATTGGCGTGTCAAGCGTCTGATTGTTGAGTATCGCGACGCGCTAGAACGTCTCGATAGCCTGTCAACAGAAAATGCGACGTTGCGTGAACAGAACATCACGCTGCAAGACATGTTGTCGGGGACTGCACGCGAGATCTTTGTGGCAGCAGACGGTTCGCGTCACGCAGATGTTCGTGCAGCCGAAACTGCTACCCGGAAACACCACAAAATCCGACCTCGAGGAATGGACGGCTTGACGCCTGTCACCGAAGATGTTGATGTTGCAACGCACCTCAACGTACGAGCCGGAGAAAAGCGATGACTGCCACTCTGATCGTCTGTCTTGCCGGATGGGCATCCATTTCGGTTGTTGCGTCACTGCTGTTTGCCCGCCTGTTTGCACAACAAGAACAGCATGATGCACGCATGTACGCAGAAATTGAGATGCTGCTACGGCATCTTGCCGCATATCACGGCCGACCGACGGCCGCGCATATCGCCGGCCTCGAGCAGTCTGCTGCACGCACCGAAGGTCGCCGGGCAATGGAACAGCAGTTGCGTGAAGCGTTGCGTGACCTCGACCCGGATGACGACCGTTACGACGACGGCAACATGATCCCGGTCGGGATCGCGTAACCTGCAATGACCGTGCCCGCCATCAGACTGCTACGGCTGTGAAGGAGTTTCGGCTGTGACAATGATCGACTCGGGCCGCACCGACCAGAACGGTCCCGAAAAGATGGAGGGCGGCGGTCCTCCCGAGGAACTTGTTCGCCGTCAAGACGACACGCCACGACTCGTTCGCCAACGATGGCAAAACGGCACGTTTGATCTCGCAAAAGCACGACGGCATTTCTGGCAGAACATGTCGTTCTACCTTGGAGAACAATGGGTCTGGTGGGACCCGGCACGCAGCATCCTGCAAACTTTGCCGACCGCATGGTCGCCGCTCGGCCCCGGACGCGCACGCCTTACCGTCAATCGTATTGGCGTCAACATCCGTTCTGTCCGAGGCCGGATGCTCGCATCCAATCTCGACTTTGAAGTCATTCCGACAGAATCCGACGACAATGCGGTCAAGGCAGCCAAGACGGCAGAACAAGTGTTGCACGCATGCCATGACGATGAAGACTGGGAATCAATCCGGTCCGACGCGCTTTTTGCGGCGATTATGGGCGGAACGAGTTGTGTAGTCGCAGACTGGGACCCGACGGCCGGGACACAACTCGAAGTTGAGCCGAACGGCAAAGTTATCGGTACTGGGAACGTACGACTCCAGTCGTTGAATCTCACCGAATTCTGCCTTGAGCCGGGTGTCCGAGAATGGCAAAAAGCTCGTTATCTCGTCACTGGTCTCGCAATGGCACCAAGTGCAGTTCAAACCAAATATGGGTTGTCGTGGCAACCGCGTTCTGATGCTGCCGGAATGATGTCGCCACTCCAATACAAGATTCTTGCTGACGCTGGCCGTCCAGTCGGAACGACACTTACGCTCGTACTCACAATGTACGAACGTCCGAATCCGACCTGTCCGAAAGGCCGGGTCGTTACGGTCGTCAATGGCGTCACAATCCAGAATTCGGATTGGCCGTTCCCGTTCAAACATCTGAACTGTGCGATTTTTCGTCAGACACAACTGTCAGGCCAATGGCAAGGACATACGTATCTGAACGATGCGATCCCGATCCAGTTTGCGTACAACCATGCACGCAGTCTGATCGCAGAACACATGAAGGTCGCCGGCAACGCAAGACTTGTTGCTCCGCATGGCGCGTTCGCAGAAGAAGATTTTACGAACGAAGCTGGCAGCATCCTGTGGTATTCGCCTGACGGGACTTCGGGGGCACCCCAATATTTGTCGCCGCCGAACTTGCCGCGATGGATTCCGCAAGAAGCCTCAATGTTGGCATCTGAACTTGACGACATCATGCACGTTCATGACACGTCGCGTGGGCAAGCCTCATTTGACCGTGCATCCGGCCAGGCCCTTGCTGTTCTCACCGAAAAAGACGATTCGCCTCTCGGCGAGATGGCGCGCGAACAAGCATACGGCTGGTCGCGTCTATCAAAGATGGCGCTCGAACTGTTTGAACAGCATGCGACAGAAACTCGGCATGCGACTGTCAAGAGCGACACGGGTATTGCGACGCAAGTCGCGTGGAATGGCAAGTCGCTACAGGGACAGACAAATGTCCGTATCCCGATTGAAGTGACAGAACCACGTTCTAAAGCCGCGCAACGTTCGTTTGCGGACAGCCTTTGGGATCGACGTATCGTCCAAGATCCTGAGACGTACATGCGGCTCGCAATGATTCCTCGAGCAAACGCAGATGCCGTTATCGACGCAGATGTTGCGCGTGCACAACGCGAAAACGCCCGCCTGATTGCCGGCGAAGTTTGTATGGTCGAAGAATTTGATGACCACGCAAAACATATTGCGGAACATAACCGGGAACGCAAGTCGGATAGTTATCTGTTTGCGGAACCCGAAATTCGGAAGATCATGGACGACCATGTTCAGATGCACGAAACGCAAGCCGCATACGAATACGGGTCGCAGGTTGGCAAGGCGCAAATTGATCCGGGACTTGCTATGTCTCCGCAGGCCGCAGAACCTGTCGGATCTGTGATTCCGCCCGATTTTGCTGAACAGCGTGCGGGGGCCGCATCACAACAGATGGTGCCGCCAATGAACGGTCCTGGCGGGCAGAATCCGCCTCCGCCGCCGCCGCAAGGCGTTTTGCCGCCCAACGGCGCACCACCGAATCTCTAACACCTAACCCGCTATGGAGGACTTCATGCGGCTTTTCCCGATGCCCATCATGTACGACGAACCGGCCGATCAGGGCGGTGGTATTCCAGCAGGCGAAATGTCGCCCGCAGATTCTGCTGCCGCACGCATTAGTGCTGCGACAGAACAGTCGGGTGGCGACTGGTCTGACGGGACGACAATGCAAGTTGACGGTTCTGAGTCGACTGGCGAACCCGATATCGACACGTATATCCCGGACAACATGTTGTACCGGGACGCGAAGAAGCTCATCAACGAAGTCAAACAGTCACGCGAAAAGTACCGGCCGTTTGAACAGTCGTTTGGGACGCTGTCCGAGAACGCACGCCAGGCACTCCTTGATTATGCGCCCGATCTTGGCGACACTCGTGGAGCGAGTGCAGCAGCACTCGCAAACATGGACCCGTCGGACCGCAATCAGATCCTCAATTTTCTTGACGCAGTTTCGGTTGGCGACACAAGCCGCATGTCGGCGCTAGTAAACGGTTGGAACCAGGCGCTTATCGGTACCGAGCAGCCAAGTTATGAACAGCAAAGCCAGTACCAGCAGCAGCAGGCAACATACGAACAGCCGCAGCAGGCCGGCCAGCATGACGACCCGAACCGACCGATCACCGTTGCCGAAATGCAACAGATGCTTGCAGAACAGCAATACATGCAACAGCAGGCGATCGAAACTGAACGACAGTTGGGCGGCATCCTTGATGAAGCACGCCAACTTGGTTATAATCCCGATACACAAGATCTGGCCGAACAAGCCGACTTTCTAGCGTTTGCACAGCTCGCAGCTTCCCTGGACGGGGATATGGCTCGAGCGCACGAAATGATGCAGGCACGACGACAGGCGGTTGTCGACCAATATTTGCAAGGGAAGCGTGCGGACGCAGCGAACTTTGCTGGTGGCGTAGATGTTGGGACGGGACCGTCTAATCAACGCCAAATCGAATCTATGTCTGATGCGCGCGCCGCAGCCGCAGCACGGCTTGAGTCGACGTTCGGTCCTGACCGGAACCGTCGACCCGACCGGTACTGATCTGCCGGCGTCCATCAGCCCGCATATCAGTAACGAAAGGAAAACCTCATGGCAGGTTTGAACCTCTCGCTTGCGGACGCTGTCCTCAAGGACGACTATCAGGGTCCTGTCCGTAAGCAGATCAACGATCAGTGCAAGCTCACTTCGCAGGCGATCAAGAACCGTCGCGATTTTGTCGGCCGTCAGGCTGTTATCCCGTGCCAGGTCACCCGTAACACGGGGGTCGGTGCTCGTCTTGAGAGCGAGACGCTTCCGGCTGCGGGAAGCCAGGGCTATGTCGACCAGTATGTCAAGGTCAAGTCGAATTATGGCCGCATCCGCCTGACCCGTCAGGTTATCAGCCGGATGCAGTCGGACCAGGGCGCTTTCATTCGGGCCGTTGAGTCCGAAATGAACGGTATCCGGGATGACGCGGCTCGCGACTACAACCGTCAGGCTTGGGGTTCGTCAAACGGCGCTATTGCCGTTTGCGGTAACTCTACGGCGACACTGACCGTCACTCTTGCGTCAACGACGCCGGAACAGGTCCTTGTCAACATTGCTGAAGGTATGGTCATCGACATCGGTTCGGTCTCTGGTGCGTTCACGGCTATTACGAACGGTACGAGCCGTACCGTGACTGCCGTCGACTTCACCAGTAAGACGATCACGCTTGACGCGGCAGGCGGCAACGTGACGACTTTGTCGTCGCACAGCATCTACCGTGCCGGTTCGGCCGGTTCGGGTGCCTACCAGCGTGAAATCACCGGTATCCAGTCGATGGTTTCCGAAACTGGCGCTCTGTTCAGCAT